GGTTCATCATCCGCAAAGTGGAGGCCGGAAGCTATCTGAGGTTGCGCGTCATCTGGTGATGCCTGAGGGCATTGTCGAGACTGACTGGCCGATGATTGAGCGGCAGCTGCGCCGCATGGAGACGCCGCTCGATGAGTGGCAGCGCGGCCTTGGCATGTCGATCTTCGCTACCCGCGAGGGTGGGCAGTATGCGTGCGGCATCGGCGGCGCGGTCATCTCGATCCCCCGACAATCCGGGAAAACTTACAGCATCGGGTCGATGATCTTCGCCCTGTGCATTGGGAAGCCGAACACGCTGGTGCTGTGGTCGGCGCACCGTGCCAGGACGCACAACGAGACGTTCCGCACGATGGGCGCCATGGCGATGCGGCCGGCGATCGCCCCGTTTATCCGGCGCACGTTGACTGGTGCTGGCACTGAGGCCGTGGAGTTCAATAACGGGTCGCGCATCCTGTTCGGTGCCCGTGAGAATGGCTTTGGGCGTGGTTTCGCTAAGGTCGATGTCCTGGTGCTCGACGAGGCTCAGATCCTCACTGAGAGCGCCATGGAGGACATGGTGCCGGCGACTAACGCGGCCCCGAATGGTCTGGTGCTGATGATGGGCACCCCGCCGCGTCCTCGTGACCCGGGCGAGGTGTTCCTTAACCGTCGCGCCGCTGCCTTGAATGGCACGTCCAAGAATGTTCTGTACGTGGAGATGTCCGCGGACAAGGATGCTAAGCCGGATGACCGGAAGCAGTGGGCGATCGCGAACCCGTCTTATCCTCACCGGACTTCGACCGAGGCGATCATGCGTATGCGTGAACTGCTCGGGTCGGATGAGTCCTTCATCCGCGAAGGCTTGGGGGTTTGGGATGAGGCGGCGCTGACGAAGAAGGCGATCAGCGCGAAGGCGTGGGATGCTCTGGCGGTCAAGCCTGAGGATGTGCCTACGGATGGGCGTCGGGTGTTTGCGGTGCGGTTCACGGTGGACGGTTCGGCGGTGGCTCTGGCTGCCGCTCTGAGGCCCGAGAATGGCGCCCCGGTACACGTAGAGGGCATCAAGCTTGCGGCGACCAGTGAGGGCACCCAGTGGCTTGTGGATTGGCTTATCGAGCGTCATGACCGTGCGGCTCAGATCGTGGTCGATGGCAAGTCGGGCGTCGGGTATCTGTTGAATGCGCTGCTCGAGGCGCGGGTGCCGAAGTCGGCGATTATCACGGCTGGCACGGACACGATTACGGCGGCGTCTTCGATGCTCGAGGCGGCCATTACGGCCAGGACGGTTACGCACCGCGCCCAGTCTGATCTTGATGATGAGGCGAAGGCTGCTGAGAAGCGGAAGATCGGCGCGAATGGCGGCTTCGGTTGGGCTGCCCCGGAAGGCGGCAGTGTGGCCCTGTTTGATGCTGTGACGCTCGCTTTTTGGGGCGCTAAGACGACGAAACGCAACCCAGGGAGAAAGGCGGTGTTCCTGTGAGCGCATGGACTGCCTCGGATATCGCTGGCCTTCGGGTTGCGAACGTTACAGACGACGAGCTGGGCACGATTGTGCAGCTTTTGGAGACGTGGCACTCGCGGATCGACAAGAATATCAAGCGGTCGCTGTACTACGACTCTGAGCAGGCGTTCAAGGATCTTGGTATCACGCTTCCGCCGCAGCTCCGCAATGCGAAGTTCTTCCTCGGCTGGGCGACGATGGCTGTCCGTAAGGCGGCTGTGCGTTCGCAGTTCCAGGGGCTTCGGATGCCGGGCACTAGTGACCCGTTCGAGCTGGCCGAGGTGTTCGAGGCGAACAACTTCGGGCTTGAGTTCGGGCAGGCGATCGTTTCGGCGTACAAGCATGGCGTGTCGCTGGTGACGGTTGCGAAGGGTGCCGATGGTGAGGCTCCGGTGCAGATCCAGCCGCATTCTGCCGAGTCTTCGGCGGCGCTGTGGGATCGTCGCGCCCGTCGCCTTTCGGCGGCGCTGACAATCTCTGAGATGCGGGACAATCGACCGTCCGAGTTCATCGTCTACCTTCCCAAGATTGTTCTGGTGTGCTCGCGTGCAGGCGGCTCGTGGGTTGCCGAGCGCATTGATAACCGGATCGGGCGCACGTTGGCGGTGCCGGTGACGTATGACCCGCAGTTGAATAAGCCGTTTGGGCGTTCGCGGATCTCCAATCCGGTCATGGCGCTGACCGATATGGCGGTTCGTGCGTATGTGCGCATGGAGGGCAATGCCGAGTTCTATTCGTCGCCGCAGCTTGCGATTGAGGGCATCGACCCTGATGCGTTCGAGAACGTGACGGAGCAGAAGAAGTTCAAGCTCGCCATGGATCGCCTCGTTGCGCTGACCAGGGATGCGGATGGGAACGCGCCGACGATCAAGCAGCTACAGCAGGCCACGATGGCGCCGCACAGTGACATGCTGCGGACCGTTGCGATGGCGTTCTCGGGCGAGACGGGCATCCCGCCGAGCTCGTTGGGCATCATCCACGACCAGCCGGCGTCCGCTGAGGCGATCCGGGCCGCAGAGCATGACCTGCTCATCGACGTGACGTATCAGAACAAGTACGTGCTGGCGTCGGCAGTCAAGGGCATCGCGCAGTTGTCGCTGATGGTCCGGGATGGGTTGTCTGAGCCGCCTGCTGATGCGTGGCGGATGTCGGCTGCGTTCGCTGATCCTGAGTTCCGGTCAACGTCAGCCAGTGCTGATGCGATGGTCAAGCTCGTCGGCGGATTCCCCGACCTTGCCCAATCGACGGTGCTCCTCGAGGAGATTTTCGATGAGGATAAGATCGAGCGGATTGAGGCTGAGCGGACGAAGGCGCGGGCTGGCACTGCGCTGGATGCCATCATGGCGTCACGCCAGCAGCCGGCGCCCGTGGTGAACGCCGATGGCTCGACAGGCTGATATCGAGTGGTTCCGTGAGGCCAATGCGACGCTTTCGGGGTTGGTGAAGGCTGACCTTGAGGCGTTCTTCCTATCGCTCGACCTGACCAAGCCTGAGCTTGCCCGTGACGCACTCTTGGTGTTCCTGCCAGCGCTCACGGACAAGTACGGGGAGATCGCGGCGACGGTTGCGGCTGAGTGGTACGGCGATATGCGGGCGGCGTCTGGCGCTGCTGGCAGGTTCGTCGCCACGACAGCACCCACGGTTGCGGCCGCCGCGATCCAGGAGAAGGTGCGCTTCCTTGCTGGCAAGCTGTGGACGCCGGAGCCGAGTTTGATGCTCGGCGGGCTGTTAGTTGCGGCGGACAAGTACACGAAGCAGCCGGGGCGGGACACTGTGGCGCGCAATGCGAAGCGTGAGGGCGCCCGGTGGGCTCGTGTGCCGACCGGCGCCAAGACGTGCGCATGGTGCTTGACGCTGGCCTCCCGTGATGCCGTGTATGCGTCCAAGCGGTCCGCTGGTGGCGATGGGCACAGCTATCACGGCGACTGTGACTGCCAGCCGGTGAGGATCGCGAAGGCGTCCGACTACCCCGAGGGTTACCTTCCGGATGATTACTACTCCATGTACCAGTCGGCCCGGAATGAGGCCAAGTCAGGCGACGTGTCCGACATCGCAGCCAAGATGCGTGAACTCTACCCAGACCGCCTAACGGACGGTCATACCCACTGATCTTTGCGGTTCTCCCGCAAGCGGTACGCGCCCGTAGCGCGGTCCATTCAATGCGCGACGGCGCCTAAACGGAAAGGGGTGCGTTCGGCATGTCCGAGAGCACTGAAAACACCGCAACTGCGGGAGAAGCGACCACCCAGCCGACGTTCCAGCCGCCATCCTCCCAAGAGGATCTTGACCGGATCATCAACGCCGCTGTGGCGCGGACGCACAAGAAGTATGAGGGATTCGAGGATCTCAAGGCCAAGGCCGAGCAGTTCGACTCCATCAAGGCCGAGAAGGAAGCGCTTGCGAGCAAGATGCAGGCGCTTGAGGCCGAGAAGGAGCGCTCCGCTCTCGTGGCCGACGTTGCCAAAGAGAAGGGCGTCCCAGCGGCGGCCCTCCGCGGCTCGACCCGTGAAGAGTTGGAAGCACATGCCGACGCTCTCGCGGAACTCCTCAAGCCCTCCGGTCCAGTCATCCCGAACCAGGACCGGGCACCAGACAAGGTTGAGGCCGACCCCCTCCGGGAGTTCGCACGCAGCCTCTTTGCTACCAGCGACTAGGAAGGCTCCATCGTG